CCTGGACACCATCTACGGCGTGCACCCCAAGGCGCACACCATGGCGCACCAGCTGTCCGCGTACGGGGCGCTGCGCGGCGGGGACTTCAACAACCTCAACGGGCAGGAGCAGGGTCAGCTCCTCGGGGACCTGTCGTTCATCGCGACGACCGCGAAGGGCCCGTCCGCGGACAAGGCCCGCAAGCTGATCGACCGGTTCACCCCGCCGGGCACCCCGGCCGGGCAGGTCCCGACCGGTGCGATCGTGCCCCCGGCCAACGCGGTCGCCGGGCAGACCCGCTACGCCAACCCGATCAAGGGCCTCGCCAAGGCGAAGGACTCCGGACGGTCCGGCGACGGCTGGTTCAACCAGGGCGGCCAGCGCGTCTGGGGCCAGTACGGTGCGGCCGGTCTGCTGCTCCAGCACGTCGACCCGCAGTCCGGTGAGAAGCGCTACCTGATGGTGCAGCGCGGCCCGGCCATCTCCGACCCCGGCAAGTGGACGTTCCCCGGTGGTGCCTCCGACTCGAAGGAGACCCCGCACGAGGGCGCGGCCCGGGAGACGATCGAGGAGCTGGGCCTGAAGGACGACGCGTTCAAGGACGCGCTGGTCCACGGCGATCACACCTTCTCCATCCCGGGGTCGAACTGGAAGTACACGTCGGTGGCCGCGCAGGTCCCGTCGATGATCAAGCCGGACCTGTCGACCGCTCACGCCCGCGCTGAGACCTCGGACGCGAAGTGGATGACCATCGACGAGATCCGGGCCCTGGACAAGGCGGGCAAGCTGCACGCCCCGGTCGCCGGGGGCAAGCTGGAGCAGAACGTCATCAGCCTGTTCCCGACCACGGGCACCGGCACCACGCTGGGGCAGGTGGCCCGGCCCGGCCCGGTGAACAAGCGGCTGGGCCGCCTCACGATGCCCGCCGGTGGCCGCCAGTCCCCGGCGAACTTCAACGCCTGGCCGCACGCCCACAAGCCGTCGAAGGGGAAGAACCTCGTGGCTGACAAGTCGGCGATCGACGCGCAGCGGCAGAAGATCAAGCAGGACCGCAAGCTGTACGACGGGAAGACCGCCGACGGCCGCCTGGCCGCCATCGGCGCGCAGCAGGGCTTCGACGAGACCCCGACGGTGCTGTCGAAGAAGGAGATCGACAACCTGCTCGCGACCGGCGATTACATCGAGGCGTGGCGTGGTGTGCAGGGCGCCGGGGGTTACGGGGCCCGCGGGTCGAACCGCTCGGGCGGCAAGACCGCGGCCGACATCAACGAGGAGATGCGGTCCGGCCCGGCCTACTACGGCAAGGGCATCTTCGGCAACGGCTACTACCTGGCGACGAACAAGCGGGTCGCGACCCAGTACGCCGACGGCACCAAGGGCTCGGTCGTGCGGATCCTGATCCCGAAGAGTGCGATGACGGAGAAGTACGACAAGGTCCGCGCGGAGGCCGAGGCCAACTCGTCGCGCACCTCGAAGGCGAAGGGCTCCAGCGGCTACGAGATCAGCACGTTCTGGGACCCGGGCCGCTGGGCCGCGGCGAAGGGCGTCGACGGTATCGAGATCAACCCGCACCACCGTTCGCAGAACGGTGGTGGGGCAGGGCACGTCGCATCAGCCGGAAGCCCAGCGTTCAACTGGCTCAACCGGTCCGTACTGATCCTCCAGAAGGAGCCCGGATGAACCCGGTAGGCCAGCTGTTCCACCGCCTCAGCGAGGCCCTGGGGGGCACGGACGTGTCCCCTGAGGAGAGGGAGCAGATCATCGACGGGTGGCAGGACGCGGGTGGTGAGGACAGCGGCACCTGGGAGAAGTTGCCGCTCGGGATCCGCACCCTCGTGGAGCAGGTCGAGAAGCGGGCCCCGCAGTCGTGGGACGACCCGGCTGATCTGCCTGACCAGAAGGGGATCTGATGAACGGCCACAAGATCAAAAACGCTGTGGGGTTGGCCGCCGACCTGGCCCGCGGCGCCCTGCTCATCCTCGCCGGGACCGCCATGATCGTCGGCGGCTCCATGGGGATCGTCTTCTACTGAACCGCCGTATCCTCATGGCTAACGAAAGGGGCACCGCATGGGAACCAACTGGCAGATGCCACTCGCCGTCATCGGCAAGCCGACCGGCGACGGGCGCCAGTTCGACTCCGGCGCGCTGACCCACCGGAAGCTGCCGCTGCCGCTGCGGTACGTCGCGTCCGACTCCGGCGGGCACTCCAACGCCGTGATCGTCGGGCACATCTCGCAGGTCGGCGAGGAGAAGAACGGGATGCTGCCCGCGAAGGGCGAGTTCTACGACGACGACACCTGGCCGGACGACGTGCGCCACGCGGCGAAGGCCGCCCGGATGTTCACCGCGAACAAGGTCATCGGCCCGTCCGTCGACCTCGACCAGATGGAAGCCGAACACGTCCCGGAGCCGAAGGCGTACGCCGCCTGGAAGAAGGAGCAGGTCGGCAAGCTGAAGGCCGCGAAGAAGGAGCACGCCAACGCGTCCGGCTCCGACTGCGGCTGCGGCGCCGACCCGGTCATGGCCGAGGAGGCGTACGACGGCCCCCGGCTGCGGGTGGTCAAGCAGGGCCGGTTCGCGTCGGCGACGCTCGTGCACATCCCCGCGTTCGCGGAGCTGGCCGGTCACGCGAAGCTGACCAACATCACCCCGGACCCGGCGGCCGAGGTCACCGCGTCCGGTGAGGTGGACGAGGTCGTGGACACGTTCGGCTGGGACGACGTCCAGTGGACCAAGATCGAAAACGAAGCCGAGATGACGGACCAGGAGGCCCGCGACACCATGGTTGCCCTCATGGCCGGGGCCGCCCCGGCAGCACCACCGAAGGCCTGGTTCGACGACCCGAAGCTGACCGGGCCCACCGCCCTGCACATCAGCGACGACGGCCGCGTCTTCGGCCATGTCGCCGTCTGGGACACCTGCCACGTCGGTATCGGCGACTCCTGTGTGAAGCCGCCGAAGTCCCTCACCTCGTACGCGTACTTCCACACCGGTGAGGTCGTCACCGACGACGGCGGCCGGGTGCCGGTCGGCCGTCTCACCTATGGCGGCGGCCACGCGGCGCCGAACCTCGGGTTCCGGGCCGCGGCCGAGCACTACGACCGCACCTCGAACATGGGCGCCCTCGTCCGCGCCGGTGAGGACCAGTTCGGCATCTGGGTGTCCGGTGCCGTCGTTCCCGAGGCCGACGAGAAGGCGTTGCGGGTGATGCGCTCGACCCCGCTGTCCGGTGACTGGCGTCGGGTCGGCGGCAACCTGGAGATGGTGGCCGCCCTGCACGTCAACACCGCCGGGTTCCCGATCCCCCGGATGCTCACCGCCTCCGGGATCACCACCGGCCTGGTGGAGGAGGAAGAGGTCATGTCCCTCACCGCGGCCGGGTGCCTGCCGCGCGTGGTGGACGAGGACGACATGCCGACGGTCACCGCGGCGGCGCAGATCGACCCGGACGAGCTGGGTCGGGCCATCGCCCGGGGCATGCGCGCCGAGGAGGCCGACGCCCGCGACCGGGCGATCCGGGCCGCCGAGTGGCGGGAGCTGGTGGCCGCCGCCACGGTGGAGGACCGGCAGCCGGATTACGATGACGCCATGAGCGACCTGATGGCCGCCCTGGTCCAGGAGTAGCGAGGAGGCCCCGATGGGGTGCAACTGTGGCGGTAACGGCTCTGGTCTCGGCAACTACGAGGTCAAGGCCGCGGACGGTACGGTCCTGAAGAAGTTCACGGCCGTACGCGAGACCGAAGCGAAGGTGTTCGCGGCCCGCACCCCGGGCGCGACCTGGCGCAAGACGTCCTGAACGCAAAGAAGCCCGGCCCCTATGGAAGGGGGGCCGGGCTTCCTCGTGCGTGCGGTCCTCCTAGTTGCCGTCGTACATGACGGAGTCGGCGTGCGACTCCCATCCCGCGTCGCGGGAACGCTCTCCGTCGTCGATCCAGGCATCGACAATCTGACGCCGGGCGGCGCTGCTCATCTCGAACCCGCCGATGAACGCCTCGATCATGTCCCTGGTCCAGGGCTTCGCGTAGTCATCGTCGGGGTCGTCCCGGGACGGCGTCACGTAGCCGATGGTGGTCTGCTTCCAGTGCTGCTTCGGCTTCACCTCAACCCGTCCCATCGCGGTCGGTGGTGGTGGCACGTAGGTGCCGTCCAGGATGGCCAGGGTCCGCGGGTCCGGTTCCCCGCCGTAGAACTTCTCCAGGATCGCGTTCGGGATGGTGGGATCCTTCACGACCTGCCCGAACAGGGTCATCGACGCCCTCAGCTTGCGGGTGTCGACGTCGGAGAAGAACAGGCGCCGGTGCTGGAGGACCGCGTTGGCAGCCGTGGCCAGCCGGACCCGCAGCGTCGCGTCGTCCAGGTAGGCCAGGGCCTCCGCCTTGTCGGCGATCCCGTAGTAGCGGGCGGTCTCCGACTTGGCCAGGCCGCGGAGCTGGGGGAACACGAACCACATCCAGTGGGTCTCTTTGCGGCCGAGGGTCAGTTCGCGGGAGATGCGGGGCCACCCGGCGCGGGCCTGGGCGCTGAGGAACCGGCTGACACCGACGGTGCGGGTCCGGGCCGGGGTGATCGAGTAGGTCATGGCGTCTCCTCGGTGTGTCTGTCGTCCATCAGCATACGCCCCCCTTCCGACCGCAGGCAACGAGGTGTACGCTGCTGGCATACACCGACCAGGGAGACAGCGATGACCTCGATGACCCGGCACCAGATCAACCGCCACCCGGTGGCCTTCTTCCTGCTGCTCATGGTGTTCGGCCCGTACCTGCTGGCCGCGGCCCTGCTGACGCTGGTCATCTACGTCATCTTCTGGGTGTTCGCCCTGGCCTGCACGAAGTGACCGCCCCGCTGTTCCCGGTCCCGCCCGGCCCGGCGGCCACCACCCAGGACTGCCAGCGTTGCTCCTCCGAGGTCAACGCCACCGACGACCAGCTCAGGGTGCTGGGCTGGCTCGTCTACAACGGCCGCTCGATGACCGGAAAACGCCTGCACGTCCGCATCTGCCCGAACTGCCAAATCACGAAAGGCACGTCATGACCGTCGTCGCTTACCCGGGCTACCCGGAGGACTACCGGAAGTGCCAGATCTGCGGCGCCCTGCTCGGGACGAAGTGCCGCTCCCGCTCCGGGAAGATCGTCAACGGCCGCCCCGATGGGGTTGTCACCGACCTGGCCCAGCCGCACATCGCCCGCAAGCGCCGGGCCTGGCGTAAGTTGCCCAAGCGAGCCTGACCGGGCGGTAGGCTGGCGGCTTCAACTTCGCCAGAAGCGCAGGACCGGTGACAGAACGGCCCGCACCCCATGCAGGGTGCGGGCCGTTCTGCTTTCTCCCCCCGGAGCTATCCGCGCTCGTCACCCATCGGGGTGTCCCGGCGCGCGTCGGCCGCGGCGTGCGGGTTGATCGTCAGGGACGGCCACTGCTCCGGCGGCAGCAGCTTGTACCCGGTCACCGGGACCGCGGGCTTCATCCGGTACTCCGGCACCCCGTACCAGGTGGTCTTCTGGTGGGTGGTCGCCACACCGGTGTGCACGAGGATCGGCAGGCCGACCTGGTGCGCGCGCAGGCAGAACGACACGTCCTCCCCGCAGCGCTCCCCGTCCGGGCCGGGGATCCGCTCGAACCACACGTTCGGCGGGGCGCCCTGCTCGTGCAGCCAGCGGGAGATCTTCTCGTACACCGACCGGTGGGTGAGCAGGAACCCGCACCCGGTCGCGCCGACCCGGGTCACCTCGTCGGTGGTCCACTCCTGCCGGGGGACCATCTTGTAGCCCCCGGCGTCCTCGACCCACGTCCAGTCGTAGAGGGTCGGCGACAGGCTGGACCGCAGGCCACCCATCCAGTCGTGGGCGAAGTCGCCCTCGATGAAACAGAGGCCGCCGACGATCGGGGCCGTCTCGGGGTCGGCGACCTCCATCAGCTTCTCCAGGGCGTCCTTCTCGAAGCCGATGTCGGTGTCGA